TACACAGGTGAACGATTTTCTTCAGGTCCTTGGTGTCAAGAAGGTGACTGGGTGCTGTATGCACGTTATGCCGGTTCGCGGATTGATATAGAGGGTGGAGAAATAAAAATACTGAACGATGATGAAATTATTGCTACAGTATCGGATCCAGAAGCAATTCTGCATAACTTTTAACTACATGGAGAGGAACCATGCCAGAAACTAAATTTAAAAATTTAAGCCAAGCTGATGAGCTTGTGCCTATAGATACAGACGGTGAAGAAGTCGAGGTAGAACTTGAACAAGAGACTATCAAAACTTCAAAACCAGAAATAATAGATGACGAAGAAGGAATAGACGAAGAAGACGAAGAGGAAGAGGAAGAAGCAGTAGTAGCGAAAGAAGAAACTGAACACGAAGAATATAGTAAAGGTGTTCAAAAACGTATTGATAAATTAACTGCAAAGTTACGTGAAGCAGAACGTCGTGAAAAAGCGGCGACTGAGTTTGCACAAAATGTGCAGACTGAAAATCAAACGTTAAAAACGAAGACCGAAGAATTAGATGGCAATTATGTTTTAGCTGAAGCAAATAGAATAACAGCAGAAACAGAAAAAGCTAAAAATGATTTAAGAGCAGCCAACGAAGCTAACGATATTGACCAACAAACAGACGCCCAACAAAGGCTGGCTGTATTGGCAGGTGAAGCACAGCGTGTGGCAGAACTTAATAAAGCAAGGGAGAAGGCTACTAAAGAAAAAGAAACTGAAGTGCCTTCTGAAACTAAACAAGAAACTTCAACGCAACAGCCAGTTCAGTACCCAGACCCTGATCCAAAAGCTCAAGATTGGGCTGAGGATAATAAATGGTTTGGTCAAGATCGTGCTATGACTATGACTTCTTTTGCTATTCATCAAGATTTAATTGAAGAAGGATTTGATCCTAATGCTGATGAATATTATACTGAGATAGATAAAAGAATTAGAAACGAGTTTCCTCATAAATTTAATGAGGACTCAGGAACTAAAACCCGATCCGTTCAAACGGTTGCTTCTGCCAAACGCAGCGCAAAAAATGGACGCAGCAAGTCTGTGAAACTCACACCTTCGCAGGTCGCAATTGCTAAAAAACTTGGTGTGCCACTTGAAGAATACGCGAAGTATGTTAAATAACGTGGAGGAAACATATTATGGCTAACAAAAAAACTGACGAAACTCGTCAACCACGCGAAGCTCAAACCAGAGAGAAAACTTCTCAAAGGAAACCTTGGGCTCCCCCATCCGCCTTGGATGCACCACAACCACCTGAAGGCTATGTCCACAGATGGGTTAGAACCGAAGTTAGAGGTTATGATGACCGCAAGAATATGAGTGCCAGACTCCGTGAGGGGTGGGAACCAGTTCGAGCCGATGAGTACCCTGACTTTGAATATCCAGCTCTTGATAGTGGCAGATACGATGGTGTTATTGGTGTCGGCGGATTGATTCTTTGCAGGATTCCACGTGAAACCGTGGATGAAAGAAGTGAATACTTCAATGCAAAGACCCGAGATCAAATGTTATCAGTAGATAATGATTTGATGAAGGAAGAAAATCCAGCCATGCCGATCAATAAGAGTAGGCAAAGTCGCGTAACATTTGGCGGAAATAGAGGCGAGTAACATCAATTTTATTTCTTAATTTTAATTTGTTATATATGGAAAAGTTACAATGGCAAATACAGATGCAGCATTTGGTTTAAGACCCTACCAAGGGTTTTCACCATCTAATGCTATTCCACAAGCCCGTAAATACTTAATCAATCCATCAGGTTACGGAACTACCATCTTTCAAGGTGATTTAGTGAAGTTTAATGCTGGGTATATTGAACAAGCAGGTGTTAGTGATGCTAATATCGTTGGTGTATTTAATGGCGTGTTCTATCAGTCTTCTGACGGTCCAGTATACAAAAATCACTATGTAGCTAGTACAACTGCTAGTTCAGGTGATATTGAAGTATACATTTACGACGATCCAAACATGTTGTTTTTAGTGCAGGGTGATTCAGCTACTGCCACTACTCAAGCAGCTGTTGGTAAAAACGCAGATTCTGTTGGTACAAGTGGTAGCACTACTACTGGACTGTCTTCCAGAGAACTTGACGTAAGCACTCTCGCAACAACCCAAGGCCTTCAATTGAAGGTTGTCGGTTTCGCAGACGATGACAAAAACGGGACTGTAGCAGGTACGCACGCTAACATGGTAGTCATGATTAATGAGCACGCCTACAGAGGTCCAATAGCAGGTACTTAATAATGGCTATATCTAGAGCACAATTAGTTAAGGAGCTTGAACCAGGATTGAACGCACTTTTTGGTCTTGAGTACGACAGATATGAGGATGAACATGCCGAAATTTTCGACACAGAAACCTCAGATCGTGCTTTTGAAGAAGAAGTAATGTTGTCTGGTTTTGATGTCGCACCTGTGAAGTCTGAAGGATCAGGAGTGGCTTTTGACACAGCTCAAGAGTCTTTCACTGCTCGTTACAGTCACGAAACAGTTGCGCTAGCGTTTAGCATTACTGAAGAAGCGATCGAAGATAACTTGTACGACAGATTGTCTGCAAGATATACAAGAGCGCTAGCTAGAAGTATGTCAACAACTAAGCAAATTAAAGCTGCCTCAGTTTTAAACAATGCCTTCAGCAGCAGTTTCGCTGGCGGTGATGGTAAAGAGCTATGTGCTACTGACCACCCTACTATTAGTGGTGGTAATTTAAGCAACGAGCTTTCTACTTCAGCTGACTTAAACGAAACTTCTCTTGAGCAAGCATTAATTGATATTGCGGCGTTCGTAGACGAACGTGGATTAAAAGTAGCAGTACAAGGGACTAAATTAATTATCCCTAAAGAGCTACAATTCACAGCTGATAGATTGCTTGAGTCACCAGGTAGAGTGAACACTTCTGATAACGATATTAACGCTATCAGAAACATGGGCATGGTACCTGAAGGTTATGTAGTAAATCACTACTTAACTGACACTGACGCGTTTTTCATTAAGACTGATGCACCAAACGGATTTAAAATGTTCGAGAGGTCGCCTATCAGAACTTCAATGGAAGCAGACTTCGACACAGGTAATGTGCGTTACAAAGCTAGAGAAAGATACTCCTTCGGATTCTCGGATCCAAGATGTGTCTTCGGTTCTCCAGGAGCATAAGTTCATACTTAATTAAGAACCCCGCCGGTGGTTTTTTACTCAAGCCGGCAACTTTTTAAAAGAGAGGCTATACGCCTCTCTTTTTTTGGTATAATATTTAGTGACTAGGATTATTTTAACTTGTTCTATCAACTGACCTAGCAGACAAGCCAAGATGATAGAACTTATTCTCGTGGAGGGAATTATGGCAAAATCAACTTTTAGTGGACCAATTAGATCACTTGCAGGAATTATTACTGCAGGTAACGCTAACGTGGTCAGTTTAACTGCAGACACTACTTTAACAGTGGACGCACATGCGGGTAAGATTCTAACGACTAATGATGCTGATGGTAAATTTACTTTACCTAGTATTGTAGCAACTGCTCCTGGCAGGGATGATGACCCTAATCAATTAAACAATTTAGGAGCTAGTTTCTTCTTTGTAGTAGAAACAGCAGCAACTGATATGGACATCTTAACTGATGGTACTGATAAATTTGTTGGTGGCCTATACACAGGTAAAGATGACGCTACAGGTAAAACATTTATCTCTGGTGCATCTAATGATGTGATTACTATGAATGGTTCTACTAAAGGTGGACTAGCTGGTAGTATTGTTAAAGTTACTGCTATCGCTGCAGCTAAATACGCTGTCGAAGGTATAATTTTAGGCTCAGGCACTATAGTTACACCATTTGCTGACGCATAATCAGGAGTAAAACATGGCTGATACAGTAACAAGTCAAACTATTCAAGACGGTGGCAAAACTGCCGTCTTGAAGTTTACTAACGAATCAGATGGCTCTGGTGAATCTTCTGTTAAAAAAGTAGATGTTTCAGCATTAGCTGCAGATAGTGCCGGTAACGCCTGCACTTCGGTTTCTATTGCTAGAATTTACTGGGCATGTAGAGGCATGGGTGTGGACATCGAGTTTGATGCTTCAACAAACGTGCTTGCTATACCTTTACCAGCAGATAGCACTGGTGATGAGTATTATGATTTGTTTGGTAGCATACCTAATAACGCAGGTTCTGGCGTAACTGGTGACATAGACTTCACAACAGTTGGTGCCAGTAGTGGTGACGCCTATTCAATTATTTTAGTTTTACACAAAAACTACTCATAGATATGGCAACCTCTGGAACTAATGCGTTTGATTTAAGCATCGACGAATTAATTGAAGAAGCTTACGAACGTTGCGGTCTAGAACTGAGAACAGGTTACGATTTAGATTCTGCAAAAAGATCATTAAACATAATGATGGCAGATTGGGCTAATCGTGGCCTGAATCAGTGGACTATAGAACAGAGAACATTTACCACTACAAAAGGTACTAGTGACTATAATTTAGGCACAGATATTATTGATGTGACCGAAGCAGTAATTACTAGAAACAGCACTGATATTCAATTAGAAAGAATCAGTCGTTCTGATTATTTATTTACTCCAACAAAAACACAACAAGCTAGACCTACACAATTTTTTCTAGATAGACAAACTACTCCCGTAGTAAAACTATTTCCAACACCTGAAAACTCTACAGACGTAATTAAATATAATGCGTTGACTAGAATTCAAGACGTTGGAGATTACACTAATAATATGGAAGTAGTCTTTCGTTTTATTCCGTGTTTGGTTTCTGGACTAGCTTATTATCTAGCAATGAAACGAGCACCAGAAAAAGTACAGCTTTTAAAATCAATTTATGATGAGGAGTTTGATAGGGCAGCTTTTGAGGATATAGATAGCGTTAGTTCTAGGTTCTTGCCTGGTCGAACTATTATGTGATGCCGAAGAAAAGAGATCCAAAAAAAGGTACAGGTAAAAAACCAAAAGGTTCAGGACGCAGGTTATATACTGACGAAAATCCAAAAGATACAGTAAAGATAAAATTTGCTACACCAGCAGATGCTAGAGCTACGGTAGCAAAAGTAAAAAAGATTAAAAAACCTTTTGCACGAAAAATTCAAATACTTACAGTAGGAGAACAACGTGCTAAAGTTATGGGTAAAAATCAAGTGGTAAGTATTTTTAAAAAAGGCAAAGAAGCCATTAGAAAACAGAGGAAAGCATGAGTTTTGCTTCTAATAAAAACGCCTACGGCATTTGCGATATATCAGGTTTTCGCTATCGACTAAAAGATATGCGAAAAACTTGGGATGGTTTACTAGTTGGACCAGATCAGTACGATCCTAAACATCCACAACTACAACCAAGGCACAAACCAGCTGACCCTGAAGCTTTACGTGATCCTCGACCCAATACTGATTTTGAGGTTGGACAAGGTAAAGTAGTTACTACTGAAGACCCTATTGGCACCATGATTATAGGAAATAAATTAACAGCATCTATTGGAAATGTTACAATCACGACATGACCTTAACAGAACTAAAAACTTTAATTCAAAATTTTTGTGAAAGCACAGAGACAACTTTTGTTGCTTCGTTAGATGATTTTATAAAAAATACAGAAGATAGGATATTTGAATTAGTTCAATCAGATTATTTTAAAAAAATAGTGGCAGGTAACGTTAGCACTGGTAATAGATTTTTAACTTGTCCAACAGATTTTATTTTAAGTTTTAGTTTAGCTGTTATTGATTCTAATAACGACTATCACTATTTATTAAAAAAACACTCTAGTTTTATGCAAGAGTACAACAAAGATATTTCTGATACTAGTCTACGTGGTTTGCCAAAATACTACGCTGATCAAGATAAAGAACTTTCTTCTGGGTCTAACGCTGGCTCCACTTTAATTATCGCTCCAGTTCCTGATGCAAATTATTCTGTAGAGCTAACTTATTTACACAAACCAAATAGTTTGGTCACAGATACAACTGGAACGTGGCTATCAACTAATGCTAGAAATGCTTTGCTTTATGGGTCTTTAGTAGAGGCCTATACTTTTTTAAAAGGCGAACAAGATTTATTGCAACTTTATGAAAATAGATTTGTTCAAGAAATAGAAAGACTTAAAAATAGAGCGGAAGCTAGAGGTAGACGTGACGAATATCGTTACGACGCATTGAGGTCGCCTACTACTTAATGAAACCAATAAAAAAACTAAAAGGTAAAACTATAGGTATTGTTGGGTTGGGGTCAAGTTGGCTTGAATACAATTTAGCTAAATCACACGGACAACATTTTGATGAAGTATGGGCAATAAATAATGTCGCTTCAGTTATTTATCACGATCGTGTTTTTATGATGGACCCACCTAATAGATTTTTAGATAGTGATGATGCTGGCGGTCAAACTGAAGGCATGAAAAGTCTTTTACTTAAACATGACAAACCTATTTACACCTGTGTTGATGATGAGCGCTGCAATGAAAACCTACAAAAATATCCGGTCTTTGAAATACTTAAAGATTTAAACTGTCACTATTTAAATAATACCGTTGCATACGCTATTGCATTTGCTTTATGGAATAAAGTTGGGCACCTCAAATTATTTGGCATAGATTTTTCATACAAAGGTAATTTACATTTTGCTGAATCAGGCAGAGCCTGTGTTGAGTTTTGGTTGTGCAAATGTTCAGAAGCAGGAATGAAAATAGAAGTAGCAGCTAGTAGTGCTTTGTTAGACACAGCTGTACCTTTAAATGAAAAATTATACGGCTATCATAGACTAGAAGATCCTTTGATACCTATAGTTTTAGAAGACGGCACTTTATCTGCTCAAACAGAAAGTTCTTTGCAAACAAAAGTTGTTGCAAAAGAAGGAGTTTTGATTGGCCGTCACGATGAGCATTTAAAACCAGTGGAGCCAAAAAAATGGTAGATGAGATAACTCCTGGCGGATTGCCAGAACTAGGCGTAGTAGAAACTAAAACAACTAACTTTGGTGGGCATCCGCCAGAGTTTTGGGCACAGAGATTAGCTGAAAAAATAGCTGATTATTCTGAAGATAATGAGCCACACATAAAAGAACAAGCTAAAGCGTATCAGAATTTAATTTATGAAGTTAGTTTGATTTACATAAAAAATGCTATAAAATCATACAAAGCTAGTTTAATTCAAGAGCTAATAAAAGCCGGTGATGAAGACTTAGCAAAAATTATTAAGAGGATTTAACATGGCCATTACATCTACATTAACTACTAGTTTCAAGCAAGAGTTGCTTGAAGCTGTACACAACTTTAAAAACTCAGGCGGCGATACTTTTAAGTTAGCTTTATATACTAGTTCCGCAACACTTGGTGCAACTACAACTGCTTTTGTTACTACTGGTCAAGCTTCAGGCACTAACTATACTTCAGGCGGCGCAAATTTAACTAGAGTAGATCCAACTACTGGCGGAACTACAGGCTTTACTGATTTTGCAGATTTAACTTTTGGTACGGCTACTATTACAGCTAGAGGTTGCATGATTTACAACTCATCTGATAGTAATAAATCAGTAGCTACCATTGATTTTGGTGGAGACAAAACTTCAACCGCTGGTGACTTTACAATAGTTTTTCCAGCTGCTGCTGCATCTACTGCTATTATCAGAATAGCGTAAGGAGGAAAGCATTGTGGCTTTCGTCCTTAACGACAGAGTAAAGGAGACTACCACCACT